GCCAGTCGCCTGGATGTCGGTCATGCAGGCCCCGTTCCACGTCATGTCCAGCTGATAGACCGGCAGGATCTGATAGGTCGGGTCGCCGTTTTCGTCCGTGCCGTTCTGGATCTCGATCACGTCGCCGGGTTCTACCGTCCAGTCGGAGAGGAGCGTGGCCGTGCCGGGGTGGAACTGCTGCATCCCGTGTAGCCGGTCGTAGATGGCCTGATTGGCCGCTGTCGTACTCACATTCTCACCTCCCCGTCAGCTCAGGAACGGATTGCCCTGGATCACGTATGGATTCCCGCTCTGGCTGGTCACGGTGGTCTCGGAGGTCTGATCCTGATTGCGGACCCGGACGTCGTCGACCTGACCGACCTCATACCAGTAGGGCTTGTACTCGGTGTAGTCGTGCATTGTGTACTGCCTATTCACGGTCTTGAACCACGCGAACTCCAGCTGCCCGTCCCGGGTGAAGCGGGCGATGCTCCCCGCCGCCTCCGCGCACCAGCCGAGGACCTCCCGGAGTGTCTTGTCCTCATAGTTCTTCGGGTGCGCCGCGATGCTCAGCGAGGCGTTGAGGAAGTCGGTACTCTTCAGCGTGATGTCCGTGTTCTCGGTGCGGTTGACGTAGCCGATCAGGGCCTGTGTCAGCTGGAGCAGCGTGGTCGGATAGGTGATCCCCAGCTCGGTCGCGCTGACCATCGCCTTCTCGAAGAGCATCATGTAGTCGTGCGCTTCCACGTCGATCATGGTCGTGGAGACAACATTCGGCCTCGTCGCGATGAAGTGCCCCAGCGGCGAGAATTCATAGACGGCTTCCTGTCCGTGCTCGGTGTAGGTCGCGGTCTTGGCGTTCGCGGCCGGGGTTCCGGTCACGACCTGCGCTCCGATCCACGCCTTGAACCGGCCGAAGCCGAACTCCGCCAGCTGTCCCTCGCCGTTGAGCATTGTGAAGGTCAGCTGCGCCGATGGTGTCAGGCCGACGGTCACGTCGTTCTCCGCGTTGAACGGGGCCAGCAGCTTCACGCCCGCGCTGACCGCGATGTCCTCATTGGAAAAGACCGTGTTGCCGTTCTCGAACTCAAACAGCACTCTCTGCGGTCTGTTCTCATAGATCGCCTGCTGCAGGGTTTCGCTGATTGCATACACGGTCTCTCACCTCCCGGGTTTCCTGGTCAATATTCGATCACGCTGAATCCGAGGTTCACCAGCCACATGCCGCCCTCCGGGGCCTGCACCAGCTTGAACTCCCGGTCGCCGACGTAGGCTTCCATGGTGTACATGCCGCCGTGGTACAGGCTGGGCCATGTGAATTTGAATTTGTCGTACCGGATCGCGTCGCAGATGTACTGGGCCATCCACATCGGGATGTTGTTGTACTGCATCTTCACGGGGAATTTGGTCGCCACCTTGTTGCGGTGCAGGTACCCCGTCGCGTCCCTCTCCCCCATGGTGTCCAGGTCGCTCTCCCGCCCGTCGAACTCCATCGGATCGGGCAGGGGAACGCCGTTGGCCGTGAAGCCCATGGAGAAGCGGGGCGCACGGTACTCCGAGCCTCCGAACGAGACCTCGTAGACGTTGGTGTTGTCTGTCTTTGGCATTATGATTCACCGTCCATCACGGGCTGATTCCAGCCACCGATTCCCACCGGCTGTTTGCGATGCCGATGGTCCGCCCCGTGGACGCTGTCGGCACCATCCGCGCCGTGAACTCCTTGTTCAGGAGCTGCCGGAGCAGCTGGTTCTGCGTCCGGAGCAGGTCGTTCTGTTCCTTGTTGCCCTGGGCCGTGCCGGTCGCCACCTCCGCCGACATGTTGTTGACGCTCACGTCGCCGGAGACCGCCACCGTGCCGTCCACAGACGGTGCGATGCCGCCCGTGACGTAGTCCGGCACAACCGCCGTTCCGGTGATGTTCCTGCGGCGTCCGCGTCCGTTGGTGGCCGGCTCCACTGAGTCGATGGCCTCCTCGTCCAGCTCCAGCGCCGTGATGTGGGCAATCGTCTCGATCCGCGGAATCTCGCCCACGCTGAGGCTGAGGCTCCGGCCCTCGATGCCCATGCCGCTCAGCCACTCCTGCGGGATCCAGTCCGGCAGTTCGATGTTCCAGTTCAGCATCGAGTTGATGCCGTCGATCGCGGCGTTGATGGCGTTGATGGCGAAGTTGGCGATGTCGATGAAGAAGTTGACCACAGGCACCCGCACGTTCCGGTCGAACCACGAGACGAACTGCGTCAGCCCGGTCTTGATGCCCTCCAGCATGTCGGTGAAGAAGCTGCCGTCCTGAATCGACTTGACCGCCTTGTTGATGCCGTCCGCGATGGTGTTTCCGACCTTGGCGGCCCAATCGCCGTATCCGCTGACGATGTCGTTGTTGAATACCGGCGAGTCTACCAGGTTTTGCTTGACGTGGCCGGGCAGGCTGCTGACCAGATCTCTGAGCTTCTCCACCGTCTCAATTGGGTGGTTCAGCGCGTGGACAATCGCGATGGCCAGACCAACCATGCCGGCCGCCGCCAGCGGAACCGCCGAGCGGGTCAGGACGGTCAATCCGATGCCCACCATCCCGATGGACGACTCCAGCTGTACAAACGCCTGCTCGGACAGGTCCCCGGTTTCGATCAATTCCTTCAGCGCCGGGACCATCAGCAGCGCGCCTTCCAAAACCAGACCGATGCCAAACGCGACCCGTCCGAAGACCATCCCAAGCCCGCCGATAACCAACAGGGCGCCGAAGACGTTTTGCTTCAGATTCTCCCAGGTGATGCCATCCCGGAGCTGTTCTGTAAGGGCTTTCCACTGCATCTGAACGCCCCACACGACGGCCCCGATGCCAATTGCGATGCGGAGCATCTGGCCGAAGCTGGTCGCGAACTGAGAACCGATTTTCCACGCGAGGATCGCCGCGCCGATGCCGATGGCGAGCTGCTTGATCTTGTCGAAGTTCTCCGCCAGGTTCCGGATCCACGGGGCGAAGTTGGCGTCCTGCGTGAACATTTTCTTGTACTGTTCCAGCTCGTCCGCGGCACCGCCGACGCCGCCTCCCCCGCCGCTGCCGGACTTGCTCGTCTTCGACTGGATAATGTTCAGCTCGTCCCAGCTGGCCAGCAGGTTCTTCATCTCGTCCGAGGCATCCTTAGCCGCGCTGCCGACGCCACGCACCGCCTTGGCGGCCTTGTCCGTGGAGGACGCACTCACGTCGACCGCCCTCGTCCAGGTCTTCGCGCCGGTGATCAGCGCGATGAACTGGTTGATGTAGTTGACCGCCGTGATCACCCAGCTGACCACCTGCTGGATAATCGGGATCAGCTGCTGGAACGCCACCGCCAGCGACGCGCCGATGGAGTTCTTCATCTTCAGCAGGCTGTTGTCCAGCGCAGTCATCTCCCGCGCATACAGCCCGTTGATGGCCTCGCTGTACTTCCTGACGTTCTCCAGGCCGACCGTGAACGCCTCGCCGATCTCCTTGATGACGTTGCGCAGGATCCGATAGCGCAGGAGCCGTCCGAACTGTCCGACCAGGCCTGTGAGCGGCTTGAGTGCTTTGCCCGCGACCTCTCTCATCGTCTTGACGCCATCCGAGAATCGGTTCGTCGACTCTCCGGATGAGCCAGCCGTGTCCTGCAGGCGGGCCAGCTCTTCCTGCATTTTCTGGATTCTCGCCGCGGAGTCCGCCATCTGCGACCCGGACATGGACCCGTCCGCAATGCCCTGACCAAGCTTTGCCTTGGCGTCGGCAATCTTGAACGCCAGCTGTTCAACCTTTCCGGTCGAGTTGACGAAGGAATCCGCGAGCGCCTGCGCCTGTTCGGTCGTGAGCTGTACGTTGTGCTTGACCTGCTCAACCTTCTCGTTCACCGACCCGAGAGCCTCGCTGGCCCGGACCGCCTCCGGGTTCGTTCCGTACCGCCTGCCGAAGAATCCGAAGCGGTCGTGTTCCCTCGGCTCGACCATCCGCCTTGTGCCCGGCTGTCTGACCGTGTTGTCAATCGAGATCTTGCACTGCTGAATCTCCTGCTTCGCGGTCGCCATGTTGTTGGCGAAGGCCTGCGCGTTCTCAGCCGCTTTCTGCACGCCCTCCGCCGTGGACTGGACCTGTGCGGACGAGGTCGCCATGGTGGCCTGCAGCGGAGTCTGGGACGCGCCCCGGCCGGAACCGCCGATGTTGAGTCCCCTCAGTTTCTCCGTGTTGATCGCGTTGGTCGCGCCCTGCACGGTCTTCAGTGCCTCGGCCAGCCGCTCCAGCTTTTTGATCGTGTCGTTCGGCACCGCCCGCCGCAGTTTGTCGGTGAAGCTCTGGAGCGACCCGGTCACGGGCTGGAAGTTCAGCCCGGCGGATATGGTGCGCTTGATCTTTTCCAAAGAGCGGGCCAGAGAGTCCAGCCCGCGCTCCGCTTGCGATGCATCATATCCGATTTGCAATTGTAGCGTCTGTTCTGCCATCTCTGACCCGCCCCCTGTGGGTTATGTGTTTTCCGGCGGAGAGATCCGGTTCGCCATGAACCCCTCTCCGAACGGACTTTCCGGTTTGGCCTTCTCCTTGTTCTTCGCCATCATCGCCATCATTTTGGCTTTGATGCGCTCCGCATTCTCGTAGGCCTCCCGGTCCTCGTCCGTCTGCGTCTTCTCCTTCTTTGGCTCGTCGTACAGCGGCCGGGGTTTGGCCGGATAGCTGATGCCGGAGCCCTTCTTGGAGAACGCGGTGTTGATCGCTTCGAGTACGTACCGGCCGGTCAGCCACGAGAAGAAGTTCTGATCCTCCATGCGCAGCTTGTGGGCCTTCCGGTAGTCGATGACCAGCGAGGAGTCCTGTTCCCAGTACTGCTCCGCCGTCATCCCCCATGCGAGATAGCGTGGAAAGCATTCGTCGAAGATCTCCGCGTAGGTCTTGCGCTCCCGTGGGGGCGTGTTTCCCTCCGCTTCGCTCTCCTCCGCGCTTACCACACGATCTCGAACGTAGGGTTTTCCTCGTCGCCGGTCTCCTCACCGTCGCCCATCAGATCCAGGGCGGGCTTGGAGAACATCCGTGCCAGATAGCCGAGCAGCTCGTGGCGCTTGCTCCCCTGATAGACCCAGATGCGCTCGATGTCGCCCCACTCCATCCAGCGGTGGTGCATCTTGAACGCGCCGGCAATCAGCTCGCTCGCGCACAGATACAGCCGGTTCGTGTCCAGCTCGAAGCCGTTGATCTGCATCTGCTTGACAATCTTGCGGTTGAACTCCAGCCGGTAGCTCTTCCCGTCCGGGCCTTTCAGCACCAGATACTTCGGGGTGCGCTCCTCCTCCGGAACCGCGGGCTTTTTGATGTTGGCCTGCTCTGCCATATGCTTTATCCTCCAGGCTTACGCCAATCTGATGGTGTGTTGTGGTTTCTCAGCCGGGTTAGGTGCCGGCGGCCCACTCCGGGTCGGTGGTCGGAATCGCGATCACCTGCATGTCGGCGACTTCGTCCACGCCCTTGCCCGGCAGCGCCGCGCGGATGTCACCCTCCCAGGTGATCTTGCCGTTGTGGCCGTCCGGAACGCCGGCGGTCGTGCCGCCGAAGAACAGACCGTAGCGGTAGTTGTGGCCCTCCAGCGCCTTGATGGCCTGGTAGTTCTCGGGCGTGTAGTTCGCCGTGAACTGATAGCCGTCGCCGATCCGCTTGATGCCCGGAATCTTGTACTCCGCGCCGTCGGACATGGTGGTCGCGTCCAGCATGTTCGGGGCGGGGATCATGTCCGGATAGTCCTTGATGTCAATCAGCTTGGCATACGTGCCGGCGCTGGCCGTGCTGTACACCAGATAGGTCTGATAGGTGGAAATCGCTTTCGCCATGCTGCTCCCTCCAAACAAATAGCGATACTCAGGTGACGCGATCTGATAGGCCACGTCGCTG